ATGACTTGTTCCTGATGTACATACTTGTGCAAACACTGGAAATAGTTTATCAAAGCTAACTGTAGTGTCACTCCAAGGTCTCTCATTATTTCCTGAACCTTTAACAGGTGCGATAACTCCAGATACAATTCCATTTAAATCTCTTACTGTCCAATTGTTTAATCTATGATTATATATTAATGCTTCATTACAAACTGTACTATTTCCTTTAGGGTAGTTAATCCATATTTCATCTTGCTGTTGATTACGTAATATAAATAGCTTATTAGCTTTTTCATTGTTTAGATTTTTATAAAAGTAATCTCTAATTCTTGCATCTGCAATTGAAGTTATATTACCAGGGTTTCCTGAAAATATGTATATATCGTTACTACCAACAACTAAATGTTTACCATCAAACTCTATAGCGCCACCAGTTGTTTGTGCACCGTATTGTGAAGTAACTGGTGAAAATGCAACAGGCGTTACAACGCTATTAGTTAATCTTAAATTATGTATAGATGTATTTGTATAAATATACATATTACCCTGAAGCTGTACTAAGTCTTGCACAGTTGAAGTATCTGATAAAGTAAATTCATCAGCAGTATTTGTACCAGCTGCAAATGGATTCCAGTTTTGTGGTACTGAACCTGGTACTGCTACATCTGAAGTTCTTACAACTCCAGGTAAGCTACGTACAACTCCCGCTGTTGTACTTTCTTTTAAATTACCTGCAACTAAAAAGTTACCAAAAGATCTTATAACACCACAGCTAGTAGCTATAGGATTTCTTGATATAACAAAACATCTTACAATATCATCTTGTACTATATTAACATTAAAAATAAGATTAGTAGTATTAGTTTCAGGGTTATGATATATACCGTATTGAAAATTATTATTATTAGCGCCAGTAGGATTAGTTGCAGGACTTCCTGGTACATCTCCTGGTACAAAGTTAGATGGTATTACACCACCATTAGGCCCATTACTTCCTGGAGTAGTTGCTGCAGGTATTGGAGCACATTCAGTTGTACTTTGATTTGGACTTTGTTTAGTTACAAATAAAGTGTTCTTCTCAAAATCTATTTTTTGTCCTAAATCAAATAGTAAAGGATTTTCTGGTGTAACTCCTGTAGCACCAAATGTTAATTTAACTGTAGCTTCTAATACTTTAGGTGCTGAGTTATATGATTCCCATCCTGGTAGCTTAGCAAAGTTAGGTACACTACCAATAGCAGTATTATCAGTAGTGTCCATTATATAATGTGGAGCTTGTATACCATTATTTACTATTAAACAAAACCCACCAGCAAATTCTGTAGCTTGCCAATTACCTTTATCTTTACCTGACTCAGTATATCCAGCATCAAATCCTGCATCAGTATAAGATGTACTATTAACAGTTCTACTAAATGAAGGTGTTACATCGTTTATATTACCATCAGTTCTATAAAGAAATGTACGATGACCTACTACTACACTTCCATGTTTTTGCTCAATAACAAATACATAATAAGTAGTATTGGATGGCACTAAATTAGGATTATTCCACCATGTTATAAATACTATTTGACCAGCAG